GTCCAGGCAGTGGCGCCTGCGGTCCTCACCGCAACGAACATCTCGGCCGCCATCGACCTTCTGGGCTTCGATAGCGCCGTGGTGGTCATCAACACCGGGGCCATCGTGTCCTCGGGCGACTTCACAGCCAAGCTGCAGGAGAGCGACACCACGACCTCCGGCGATTTCGCGGACGTGGCGGCTGAGCACCTGGTGGGCGATCTGCCGGCCAGTCTCGAGGCCGACAGTGTCGTGAAGCAGGGCTACATCGGCAACAAGCGGTACATCCGCACGATCATCACAATGAATGGCGGTACCTCCATCGCCGCGAGCGCGGTGATGGTGAAGGGGCACCCGGCCGAGTCGCCGGTGGCTTGATCATGAATTGCGGAGCGGACTCCTTGTCGGGCGAAGCGGTCAGTCCAAAAGCGGCAAGCTGTCCTCCCTACCGCTCCGTATTCGCTAGGGCGAAGATCAGGGCCAAGGACAGCAAGACCGAGGGAGCGGGCTTCGGCCCGCTCCTGACCGAACAGAGGAATTCCGGGATGCCTTCGAAACCTCCCCGGGTCTGCGGGTGCGGCAAGCGTGTTCTGTTCGGGCTGAGATGCACATGCCAGGCGAAGCGCGATGCCGAGCGCAAGGCCCGTCATGATCAGACCCGCCCGAGTTCGAGTGCCCGCGGCTACACGGGCTCATGGGATCGGGCCAAGGCGGAGTTCCTCCGCCATCACCCATTCTGTCGACGCTGCGGTGAACGCGCCGCCGTGGTCGATCACACGATCCCGCATCGCGGCAACCAGGAGCTTTTCTGGGATCGCTCCAACTGGCAGCCGCTCTGCACCACCTGCCATTCCAGCGCCAAGCAACGTGACGAGCGGCGCGCCAAAAAGAGGACATGAACCATGCCAATATTCGCAACCGCGGGCGCCAAGCTCTACATCGGTGCCGCGATCGAGGATCAGTCGACTGACTTTGTGGTCGGTGATTTCGACGGCCAGAGCTGGACCGAAATCGAGGAACTGGAATCTTTGGGAAGCTTCGGCGACACCTCCCAAGAGATTTCCATCGACATCATCGGGCAGAAACGAACGAAGCGCCTCAAAGGCACTCGCAGTGCTGGGAGCGTGGAAGTCGTCTGTGCTATCGACTATTCCGATGCCGGTCAAATGGCGGCGCTCGCGGCCGAGAAAGCCGACGGCAACTATGCCTTCAAGCTCGAGTTCGATGACGCACCTACGGGCGGCACGCCGTCTGAACGCTACTTCGTTGCCATGGTCGGCAGCGCCTCCGAGCAACTCGACGCGGCGAACAACGTCATGAAGCTCAACCTCTCGCTCTGGATCAACTCCAACGTTGTCCGGGTGAATGCGGCAGCTGCGTAAACCATGCCCATCGTCACACTCGAGGAGATCAAGGAGCAGCTGAGCTTCACCGACGATATCGGAATGGTCGATGACGCGATGCTCCAGCGCAAGCTCGACGCGGCGCAGAACCACGTTGAGCGGCTCCTCGGGTTCGGAATCGAGACGTCCTTTGGTGGCGTCGACCAAGATCCGATCCCGCCGGCGCTGGTGGAGGCTGTCAGCCAGCTTGCGGCCTGGTGGTATGAGCAGCGTGAGGCGGCCAGCGAAGTGGCCCGCGAGGTTCCGTTCGGAGTCCACGAGATCATCACCGAGTACCGGGAGTTCACTTTCTGATGGCAGACGATGGCGGGCTGCGCAGCTTCCAAAAGCGCATGAAGGCGATGGTTCGCGCCGGCAAGGACGCGGCAGCGCCGGCGCTCCTCCAGGGGGGATACGAGGTGGCTGAGGCGATCGAGACGCTTGCCCCGGAGGACTCGGGCGACCTTGTGGGCTCCATCGCGGTGACCCCGGCGGGCCAATCGACGCCGCCCTATTCGCAGCCGGGTGGCTCACACGTCGTGCCTGAGAACCAGGTGGCGATCACCGTAGGTAACTCGGAGGTGCGCTACCCGCACCTGCAGGAGTATGGCACCCGACACCACGCGGCGCAGCCCTTCTTCTGGCCCGGTTTTCGGCTCGCACGCCGGCGCGCCGAGAATCGCATCAAACGGGCTCTGGCAAAGGCGATCAGGGAGGCCCGCTGATGTCCGCAGACCTCGCCATTCAGATCGCCATCCGGGCCCGACTTGTCGCCACCTCGGCCGTGACGGATCTCGTCCCGGCGTCCAACATCCTCGACCGCAATGCCACCCCAGCACCGCGTCCCAGCATCGTGATTGGCGAGGCCCAGGTGGTCGACGAGGGCCGTTCGATCGCCCGCACTCGCGAGAGGGTGTTTCACACGATCCATGTTTGGAAGACCGAGCTGTCGCGCGAGGGTGTGAAGGAAATCATGGCCGCCGTTCGGGCTGCCATCCGCGGCGCCCGTCTCGACCTCGGCGCGGATTACCACTGTGTCGATTGGCGCGTGAGCAGCGCGCGGGCCATGTCCGATCCGGATGGGGAAAGCTCTCACGGAGTCATGGTCGTCGATGTGCTGGCTGAGGAGGTCTCTGCATGAAGGCCGGTAAGATGGTCCACGTCATCGACGTTCAACAGGCGTCGATGACGGTCAATGCGGCCGGCACCCCGGTGCAGACCTGGTCGAAGCTCGCGACGTTGCGCGCGGAGCTGATCGAGCAGAGTACCGAAGAGTTTCTGCGGGGCGCTGGCGATACCGGCGTTACCACGCTGGCTTTCCGCACCCGGCATGTCTCGGGGATCACCACAGACCACCGCGTGAGTTTCGACGGCGCGGCGTTCGACATCGAGGAGATTGTCGCCATCGGCCGGCGGCGCGGTCTGGAGCTGAGATGCAAGAGGGGGCAGCCATGAGGGGCATGAAGCCGCATATTAGGATCGAGCGCGAACCTCTCGCGGATCGGCCTGCGCCGGAATACCTGAGCGAGGACGCGCGCTCGGAGTGGGACCGCATCGTGCCATTGCTCGCAAAGCGGAAGATCCTGACCGAGGCAGATGTCGGGTGCATCGAGAACTACTGCATGGCGATCGGAACGGTGCGCGAGATGGACCGCGAGATCCAGCGCATCGGCGCGGTCCAGAAGGTGTACAAGGTCGATAAGGATGGGAACTCGGTCCTGATCTCCATTCGGAAGCACCCGGCTGTTGGCATCCGTAGCGAGGCGATGACGCAGGCTCGCCTATATGCGTCAGAGCTTGGCGCGACTCCGGTTTCGCGGTCCCGTCCGACCATCGAAGACGATGATGGAGACGATGACCTGTTCGGCTGGGAAGGCGCTTCCTGATGCTGGTGCCGTCCTGGATTGATCGGCCGGAAGATATCCCTGATCCGCTTGGACGGGGCGAGCGGGCCGTGCGCTGGCTGAACATGCTGAAGCATCCGAAGAACCCGGCGCTTGGTCATCCGTTTCAGCTCGATCCGTGGCAGGAGAATGTCGTGCGGCGCATCTATGGGCCGCGAAACGAAGACGGCTCGCGCATCGTTCGACGCGTCGTGCTGCTACTGCCCCGAGGCAATCGGAAAACCAGTCTCGCCGCCGGGCTCACGCTCCTGCATCTGATCGGGCCGGAAAGTCTTCCCGGTGGGCTGATCGTATCGGCCGCCTCAGCGCATGAGCAGGCGCTGGAACTATTCAACGAGGCGGCAATGGTGATCCGCTTCGACAGGCGGCTCGAAAAGCACCTTTCGGTTCGCGAGTATCAATCCCGCGTGTCGTGCCAAAAGCGGCAGACACGCTATATCGCCGTCGCATCCGACGGGAAGGTGCAGCATGGCAAGACCCCGAACGTCGTCATTGCCGACGAGCTGCACGCATGGGAGGGGCGTGCGGGCCTGCGCCAATGGGAGGCACTCGACTCGGCGCTTGTGAAGGTCCCCGGAACGCTGATGATCGTGGCCAGCACCTCGGGTCGTGGCCAGGAGAACCTCGCTTGGAATACGGTCGAATACGCGATCAAGGTGCAGAAAGGCGAGATTGATGACCCGGCAACGCTACCGGTCATCTTCATGGCTGAGCCTGAAGACGACTGGAAGGATGAGGCCCTGTGGCATGCGGTCAATCCTGGCCTCGTGCATGGATATCCTGACCTCCAGGCTTTTCGCGACAAGGCGCGCAAGGCCGAACATTCTCCGTTCGAGCGGGACAGCTTCCTTCAGTTCAACCTCAACCGGTGGCTCGACCAGACCACCTCTCCGTTCGTCGAACTGCACGTCTATGATCAGGGCGCGCAGGAGGTGGATGTCGAAGAGATGGAGATGGTGCAGGAGCCTTGCTACCTCGGCGTCGACCTCTCCAAGAACGAGGATCTGACCGTCGTCGTCGCCTGTTGGCCGGACGGGGAAGATGGTTACCAGGTCGTGCCATTTTTCTTCTGTCCGGAGGAGAACTTGCGGGCCCGCGGGGAACTGCACGGGGTCGACTACGTCTCCTGGGCGGAAGACGGCTACATTATCCCGACGCCCGGCAATACGGTCGACCTGCGCGCGGTGGAAGATCATATCCGCGAGCTTTGCGCGAGATACACCGTGCGCGAGGTAGCATTCGACCCGACCTACGGCAGGGCGATGATGGCCAGTCTCCTCGAGGACGGCATGCCGGCCGTCGAGTTTAGGCAGGGTTGGGCGACGATGGCGCCGGCGGTGAAGGAGCTTGAGCGTGCCATTCTGGGCGGTCGGTTCCGACACGGGGGACACCCGGTGCTGCGATGGAACTTCGGGAATATCCAGCTCCACGTAGATCCGGCCGGGAACCGTTCGTTCCACAAGGGCAAGAGCGGCAACAAGATCGACGGCGCGGTCGCGACTGCAATGGCAGTGGCACGCTGCGCTGCCGCCGAAGATCACCTCACGACCAGCGCTGATTGGTTCACTGACGACATGTGGACGGCGTAGGAGGCCACGGAATGGACGAAGAACGGCTGATCGTGGCGCTCGAGGCGCGCATCCGGGATTTCGAGAAGAACATGATCAAGGCGGAGAAGCGCGGGACGCAGTCCTACCAGCGGCTTCGCAGCGGCTCTCGTATGGCGACCAGCGGGATGGAGCGTGATATGCTGCGCTCGACCAGCCGCATCAACCAAGCGCTCGCCTCGACCTCCAGCCAGATCGGCGCCTTCGGCAAGGCTTTTCTGGCGGGCGCGGTGGCAACCGGCGTGGCAGCCATCACCACGGGGGCGGCGCAGGCGGTCCGGGGCATCGCGGATATCGACCGGGAGGCCAAGCGCGCCGGCCTGAGCCTTACCGCGTTCCAGGAGCTCAAGTTCGTCTCGGAGCAAAACCGTATCGAGATCGACCAGATGGTCGACGGCTTGAAGGAACTCCAGTTGCGCGCCGACGAGTTCATTGTGACCGGCGCCGGCCCAGCGGAGGAGGCCTTCCGCCGGCTGGGCTACAACGTGACCGAACTCAAGCGCCGCTTGGAGGAGCCTGAGGAGCTGTTCCTCGACATCATCGACCGCATGGAAGACCTCGACCGCGCCGGGCAGATCCGGGTGGCCGATGAGGTCTTTGGCGGCACGGCAGGTGAGCGCTTCGTGGAGTTGCTGGCGCAGGGTGATGAGGGGCTTCGACAAACGATCCTGCGCGCACATGAGGTCGGCGCTGTTCTTGACGCTGAGCTGATCGATAAGGCGCAGGAGATTGACCGACGCTTCAATGAGCTCTCGGCTCGGGTCAGTTCCTTTGGCAAGCGGGTCGCGGTGGAGTTCGCCGATGCCGCAGTGGAAGCCGTGGATCTGCGCGCCAAGCTGAATGAGCTATTCCCGAACGAGGGGCAGGGCCGCGCGGTTCTCGGGGATGAGGCTTTCGACGCCCTCGAAGATAACCGGGATGCGGTGGATGCGGCAGCCGTGAATATCGGCGAGTTGCGCGAGCAGTACATAGGGCTGGCAGAAGACGCCGACCGGACGGCGAATGCGCTCACTCAGGCGGCCAACCTGGCGCGCTCTTGGGGCTACGACGAGGTGGCCGCCACGCTCGCGGACAGCGCCACCGAGATGCGCGACCTTTCGGACCAGTTCAAGGCCGGCACAATCGAGGGGGAGGCCTTTGGCGATCAACTGGCGATGATCCAGACCAATGCCAGCGACGCCTTCGATGAGCTGGCAGAGGCCGACAAGGTCGATTTCTCCAATGCCATTTCGGAGGTCAGCCGCCTCGGTACTGTGATCAGTCAGGTTGCCGCCTTTGCGGTCGATATGGGCAACAAGATCCGCAATGCGGCCGGGCTCAGCGATGCCGGGCCGGGGATGGATAGAATGCCGGAGGGGCCGCTCGACGTGTCCC